ATAAAGCCGACTACAAGTCTCCCTTGGTGGAAACGGGAGGCTGTGATCTGTAAATGGATTGTGATCGTTTTTGAGCGGAAATATGTGAAGAGCTCGAAGGGCATCGAAGAGATGTCGTTCTGGAGCAGGTCTTGAGGGAAGTCGGTGGCGATGTTGCCATTAAGCGTGAGCTTAGTTCCGACGACGTCAGTTAATTTCCAGGTCACAGATCCAATGTAGTTCTCGCGCTTAAGCACTGCAGCGAAATCCCAAGGTTTTTCGCCAAGATGTGATGTCGCACGGGCTTCGAGCATCTGTAGGTCACCGTCAACAGGTAGAATTGTGACGGTTGGTGTCTCTTCGGTGAGTGTGACACCTTGTCTTACAGTGGCCACGAAGGATGGGTCGTCGAGTGTGGACTGATTGGATGAGGGTTTCTTCTGAGATGGAGCCTTCGCAGGGGACTTGTTGATCGTCTTGCGAGGTTTAGAAGGAGCCTTTGTTTTGTCAGATACGGTTTTGCCAGAGTGGGGTGTTGTGATTGTGAATTGCATAGTGGGGGGTTCGTGATCGATTTGTGTAACAATTGGGACAGAAGGGTCCTCGAGTTGCCAGGTCATCACTTGCTCATCTTTACGTGTCAGAATAGCCGATGGATGCTTGTTCTGTTTTGTGAATCCGTAATCGTTGTTGATGCTATATATACTTTTGTTGTTGGTAAACTCAGTATATAGAGATTCGAAAGACAATAGGTTATAGCGGGGTTTCAGGGCCAGTATGCGTAGACGTAGACTCTCGAAGTCGGTCTTACCATAAAAGAATACTGAGCGAAGGACTGAGTTGCAATTGTCCTCGCATCGAGTGTCAATAGGGATCTCGGAAGAATGAGATACCCAGTTGAGAGTCTCGAGTAGTGATTCTTTCTCTGCTAACGGGACCCAGTAAGAATTCATTTTTCCTGAGGTGTTTTTCAGAAAGGATAAATCTTCAACTGGTCGGCGGGTGTGAACGCCAGATTTGTTAGCAGGGGTGTAAGTTATGCCATAAGTAGAAAGATACTCAGCAATACGTATGCCATTAAAGAATTCATGGAAAAATTTTGCCGTTGTAAAGGCATTGTCATCTCCATAAATCATAGTGCGCACGTAAAGGCGATAGTAATACATGTCAGAGAACTGTTGGGGAACAAGGTTCATCCAAGAAAGACGAAAATACATCTCATTAACCATAGTGTTGATATAGGTTGTGAGATCATCGCCACTTGGCATACCTTGTAATTGTTCATACATGATTGAGATCTGTTTCCACGTGACTTTGCCATCAGGACTTTCAGACGCAAGTTGCAGAGTGATGCGGTGTAATGCAAAACAGGCAGACTTGATCATTGTACGTCGAGCGGTGGATTCGACGCCATCATAAAAGTCATCAATGATGTCGGCGCAAGCCATGAAACATGTGGCAAGCATGGTTCCGTCGTAGGCGGCGTAGTCTCCATCTTCTCCTTCATCACAAACTGAGCGAAGGCGTTGTTGGGCATAGTGCCATTCAAGGCTAGACTTGTCAATGGCAACAGCAGAAAAGGTGCGCAAACGGGTTTCAAGCATATGAGCGACGAAGCTGAGATTTAGCATTCTAGAGACTATGACAGTTGCCAATGGTTTGGCGGATATCATACGTGTCTTTCCAGAACGCACTTTCTTACGAGGACGCTTCTCATCCTTGAGACCGTCGGAATAACATAAATTAGTCATTATTCCCAAGCGAGCATCTTTAAGGGTGCGATCGATTTGAGCTTGCAGGCGTTGACATTTCACACGATAACGTTTAGTTGTCGGATCGAGTTCAAAGAGTTGACGTTTTGAACCACGGGTGGCGGGGTCGAGGGTGAATGGGTAACCAGCACTAGTGATGAAATCTAATGCTGATAGAAACCGAGTTCCGTCGCCATTGATGGCTTCGTCTTGTGTGAGAATGCGTCGGGCTGCCTTGTACTGTGATGGAAGGGTGTTGAGATCTTCAGCGATACTACGGGCTACTATCTTTACTTGCTCAGGTGAAATTATCTCGATGTTACGAGAATATTTATTAGCACCATTAAGCAATAAGTTAGTACCAGGTGGTATACGCTTATCGTGATTGGATAAAGCAGCGGGTTCATGAGTGACAGGGGTGATAAGACCAGCTATAGGGGAGGGGCGGAGATGGGTTTTGGGGGATGAGGTAACATGTGTGGCTAATTCGCCAACGAATAAATTGCTACCTTCTAATCCACAAAGACCATCGTGTGGTTCCGTTGTTAGGAACTCCTCCTCATAGTGGTCGGATCGAGTGATGATAGTCTGTCTACGTGCAAGGATAGCTAAGGTAGAATTTAGCTGTGTGCGGGAAATAGGAACTCCGTAAGAGGCATTGGTAAAAATTGAGCCTCCTGCGCAGTGAATACCACACACTCTCCAAGCATCGTTCTCATGAACAACCATGGGTGAACCACAATCGCCAGGATGAACATCTGCCTTGTAAAGATAAGAATCTCGAGCATAATAGGATTCCGATTCACCACCTTCAGTTGTTGTGTAGGTGATGCATTCTTGGTCACTAATTATCTCGGTGAAAAGGCGATCGACGGATTTGTTAGACTCATTGTATTGAAAGAAAACGCTTTGACGTCCAGCCCAGAGTTGGGTGCCGTTTGAGAAGTGCATGGTGATATCCTTGTGAGACGGTGTTGCGTCATCACAAAGATAAAGAACTATATCTTTCTCAGGACAACCGGAAATGGTGTAAACTCTGGTTGGGTCATATTTGATCTTCATGTAGACGTCTGCAGCGGCGCGAATGGTGCTGAAGGTGATAACAGCTCCTGGCTCCATCATGTGAAAGAAATGTTTGTTGGTCATAAAAACAGTTCCTTTGACAAAGAGAGCATTCATAAAGCGCTTACCGCATTCAATACGATAAAAGTTACGAGTAATGAGATTAGAGAGATTGATATCCAAGGCAGAGTGTGGAACTACCTTAATTGGGACTGGAGCCTTTGCAGTAGCATTCTCGCCTGAGTGTTTGTTGGTAAAGAGAGATACTAAACCAAAGGCAAGGGAAACAGATGCTGTAAAGGCACCAAAACGAAATAGCATGGTGTTATACCATTTCGTTGGTCCTGTGAACATCCTAATCATTCTGTCAGCAACAACGTCGTAGATAGTGCCAGCACAAATGCCATTAAGAACGGATGAGAAGGCAATGGAAAGGGCAGCGAAGGTGTAGAACGCTG